AGTTAATAACAATTCTGCTGATCTTGTAATATCAAATTCTGCACGATTTAATTTATACTTAATGTCTTCAAATAAATCCTCTGTCCAAACGTTAGTATTTTGAGACTTAAAGAGAGAACCAAGAGAAGGTTGAGTAGTTACTGTTGTACTTGTAGCAATATCAGATTCACCTAAAGCAGAAGCCCAAATTTTATAATCAATAGAATCTGTTTCAATAACAAGTGAATATTCAGTTTCATCTTGTAGATAAACTGGATAATCAAAAGTAAATTTAGTTGGAACTGTGGAATTGGTTACTCCAACCTCATCAATTGCAATACCCATACGAACTGCTGGACTATCAATAGTAATAAATGATTCAATCTCAGCACCAGCATTACCAGTACCTGTTCCACGTATAACAACAGCAGGTGGTTCTGTGTATTCCGAACCAGCAAGAACTAATTCAGAATGATAAACTTTATTTCCTGAAACTCTTACAGTAGCAGTAGCATTACCACCACCAGGATTTTGAGGACTTTCAATAGTTACAATGGCAGAGTCATAATCATATCCAGTATTTTTAATCTTCAAATCAGTTACTCTACCAGAATCTTTAACAATCTTCAATAATAAAGTAGTATTATTAGTATTGTTAGCAGTAGTTATACTAGAGACTGATAAATTTTCATCTTGTTTGAAATCTATACCATTATGATTACTCAACAATATAGTATAAACCTGATCATTAGTTAAAGTAAAAAGTCCTGTAGAGGAAGAAGTGACTTCAATATTATTTTTATCAAAGACACGAGAAACGGGACCAGAAGCATTAGATGATACTCCAGTCACTTTTTCTCCTTTGGTTAATGTAAGAGTATCACTTGCGATCACTCTTAAATAGGTATCTGGATTGAGAACAGTTTGTGTTCCTGGTACGATATTTTTTCCAGGTTTTCCGTTATCAACATCTGTTAGATATACTCTAATAGGAATATTAGAGCTCTTCTCTGCAAAGAATAAATCAACGCTGGTAGCAAATAGTCCACCATCAAATCCATTAACAGTAAATGTCTGTGCAAGTGGATTTGGTCTAGCTGGATTATCTGTATTACTATCAATTATCTGTGTTCCTTCATTAGATTTAAAGAACGCAGGAGAAGTTGAAACTATTGAAGATGGATTTTCTGGAATTAAACCAGTAGCATAGTACTTAATCTCTGCATAAGTTTCTACTTCATTCTTATTAGCATTAGTAGAGCTTGAAGTAAACCTAATTGTTTTTGCACCAGTAGTAAATCTAACCTCATTAGCATCTGCATCATATGATACAGTATCAACATTTCCAGTCCATGTAGTATTTTCTCTAGGTGGTTGTCCAGCAGGGATTAAAATAATACCACTAGCATTACCATTTTCATCTGTAGTAACAGGAGTATTGAATGATGAGAGAGAGTTTCCAGCAACACCTGTATACCTATAGTCTGGATTAACCCAACGAGAAATATCCTGTCCTTCCATAAAGACACTTATATTTGTATTAGGCTTAAGACGACTAATCTTATATTGAACAGGAATACTTCTTGCAAAGAAAGATAGTGATGTAGCGACTACATTAGAACCTACTCCTTTAGTAGTAATTCCTTTACCAATTTCATTATTTTGTGGACTGATATTTGATGAACTTCCAATAGAAGCACTAGTTACACTAGTATCAGATATATTACTATTAGTTTCAGCAAATGAACCTATATTAAAGAATGCTCTATCAGCACCAATCCAATTAATCTTATATGAATTATACAAGCTTGAGAAAGCATCTTTTAATTCATTCTTAGCAAGAAATATTGAATATAAACTAGTATTGTTATCTGTAACAAGAGGTGCTACACTAGTGTCATACCATGAGTCTGATGATGGTGCAATAAATGTATCACCAACATATTGAAGAACAACAAATGGATTTGGGTTAATTGTTTTAGTACCAAATGAGTTACCAAGTAATTCTAATTCATTATATGGAAGAGTAATAGCATCTCCAGATCTCTTATAACCTGAAACTGATCTTTGATCATCTCTTGTATTAACTTCTTCTAAATTAAATGAATCTTCTCTAGATTGTGGTCTTAGAACAGATTGTTGTGTATCAATAGAACACTTATAGTCAACTGACTTAAGAGAACCAATCTTATGTGTCTCAAAATTGTCTACAATGAAACCACTCTTAAAACGATTAATTCCAGTAGAGTCGGTAACATGCATATTAAGTGCTTGTTGTTCTAAAACACTTAACGTAGTGTAATATTCTAATCTCTCAATACGCTTTTCAAGCTTACCAATGTCACGCATTGTATAACGCTTGTTGTCAACAGGAACAATCCTTATATCTTTATTAGACTCTGTAAATGCAGGTACGTACATATAGTACAGAGAAATAGCATCACTAATAGGATCAGGTTTTGATGGATTTAAAGAAGAATTTCCTTCTTTAATAATAAATTCTCCTTTCTTGTTTAAGAATAAACCATCAATTCTATCCAAATATTGCTTTTGTGTAAACGTAAAGGTATATTCTAAACTAGAATCTGACGCAGGTGTACTAGAAACAATACCACCAGTTCCTGTAAATGATCTTGTATTAGAAGAAGATAACAATGAATTGTTTTGAAATCCAGATGTTATTGAATCATTATCAACTTTTGGTCTGAAATCAAGTACATCAGATAAAGAAACTTTACCCAGAGCTGGAGAATTGAATGATGGTATATCTTCTGGACCAACACCAGCTTCGTGTAAATAAGAATCAACACAACAGAAATCGCCTTGTGTGTGTTCAAAATAATCAAAGGCAATAACCAATTGACCAGTTGGTGTATCTGATCCTGGTTTTAAAACAAGTCTTGATAGATCATATATTGTATCTCTCTGACCATCATCAAAAGTAAATCTACTAGTAACATCAATACCACTAAGAAGATTACCATTTCTATCTACAGTAGGTGGAGCAGATGTAGTACCTTCATAAACATATCTTAGTTTGTATGCATCAGCATAACTGTATACTACTAGACTATCACCATCATAATCTTTTCCTCTAAATGGAACAATATTATCTCCAATAGAATCAATTACAATTCTTTTATTAACAATCGCTGTCTTTAATCTTGGTTTTGCTTTACTAACTTCTAGTGTAGCAGTCAACTTTAATGTTGGATAAGTTCCACCTGTAGCAATTGTTCCAAAATACCCTTCAGTAAATGAAAGAGCTACGCTACCAGCAGTTAAACCACTAGCAGAATCAACAGAAGATGTAATACTTACCTGATCAGAAGTAAGATATATTACATCACCTTTAGAAACATTAGGAGCATCACCTGCATTTAAAATTGTTACAAGAAAATTACTTTCATCAAATGAAACAAATCTCTGAGTTCCAAACGGTAATTGAGCAGCGAACGTTATCATTCCAGCTCCACCAGATCCATTACTAACAAAATCTCTTCTCAGGAAATATGAAATTTTAGAATCTTCACTATCTGCAACAATTGAACTAACTTGATTAGTACCTGTTTTATAAAGAAGGCTTCCTTGGTTGAAGTTATTAATTGCAGGACGTACTCTAACAACACTACTATTACTTACATCAGCAGGTAAAGATCTATCAACATATATTCTTGATTTTAATACTCCCTCTGGTTTTGTTGCTTGTTGTACTATACAACGAATAATAGTATCTGTTGAATCAGTAAATTGAATCAAATCTCCTTGATGTAGTATTTTTGTACTATCACCACCAAATCCATTACATTCAAGATATTTTCTTCCTTGCTCACCACTAAAAGTAGAATCAGTAACAGGAACAACTTCAGAATATTTTTCTTTTGTTAATTCAACATCAGAAGTAAATGTGTTTATACTACCTGATCCAAACTTAGAAAAGAATGACTTTACATTTTGTGGTGTATATGTTGTTACTGCATTTCTAACAAGAACAGGAGTAATGACAGCAGCATTCGGTGTTGCACCTGAATTTGGAGCTTGAACAGCAACTACTACAGGAGGTTTTGAATATTCAACATCAACACCTTCTCTATCTTTAATTGTAACACTAGTGATAGCTCCACCAACTGCTGCTACAGGTAATGTAATTTTAGAATCATCATAATCAACACCATCTATTCTAATGAAACTTCCAGTTGAATAGTTGCCACCTCTATTATTAACAATAAAATGGGAGATGGTATTATCTTTAGCAATCTTTAATATATTATTATTTTCATCTCTAATAGTTTCTCCAGACTTAAATTGCCCAAAAAGGGTCTTAAGCATGAGTGTTCTAGTACTTGTGTACTTACCAAGTGATTCTCCTTCTACAACGCCATATGCACCACTCTCAAGACCATACACATAACGTCCAGGAGCAAAGTATTTCTCATCATTACCTTCATACTTAAGAGGAGTATCTAAAATAATTTTAGTAAAGAACTGAGGGTCAAAATAAGACAATCCAAATATAGTATTATAAATGGCATCTCCATTAGATTGTCTACCTTTTGAAAGAACTATATCAGTATCTGGATTAAATCCAGAACCTTTCTCGGTAAGAGTTATATTACTTGGTTTTACTGTTCCAATTACAGGAGTAAATGTTTCATTATAATCAATAATATGTCCTAATGGTGCAGGTGGTGTAGCATCACCTTGAGCCATTGCATCTTCATGTTTCCAATATATTTCTCTTCTATTACCAGCATCACCATTATCATATTCTAATAAGTATTGATCTAATATATCTTTATTAGCAGTAACTGTAAGCTCTAATACATATGCAGTTGAACTTGAATTCCATTCTTTTCTATTAACTTTTGAAAATGCAATAGGAGTAATATCTTTATATCCATTAGGAGTAGTTGTAGTACCTACTCTACTTGTAATAATAGCAATCTCTGATAATCCACCGCCAGCAAAATCAGACAACCAATTAGCATCTGTTAAAGCATTATACTTAGTTACTGAATCAGCATTTATTTCAATATAAATTGTTCTTACACCACTATTAGTATCAAAAAAAGTACCTCTACGATTTGTTGTTTGTTTTGAATCTGTAGCGGATTCACTATTATTCAATCCAATTGATCCATCATTAAAAAGACTAGAAAGAAATACGTTAGGATAAGCACTTAATTGAGAACCTTCTGCATTGAGAGGGATTGTATTATAAGTGTTAGTAATGTTGTAAGTAGGTAATCCAGTTGTTTTTAAACGAATATCTTCTCTATTAAGTGTTTCTCTTGCTTTACCAATAGAAAGATATTTTGTTTCCTTATTAACAATCTCATAACCTTTAATATAAGCTTTACCTGGTCCTACACTAGCTAATAACTTAGTTTCTGCTTCTGCTGTAGTGAGTCCATTAACTTGTCCAAACTCATCTAATGGATAAACACCAAGATTGCCATTCTTCTGATAATATTCTCTAACATCTAAAGAGAAGTTATCAACAATATAGTCACCAGACTCATCATAAGTCCTTCTTGCTAAAGTTTGTTCTAGAAGAGAGTAGTCTGTTTGTACTACTTGTGATTGTACAGCACCTCTTTTAACAGTAATTAACTGAATAAAATTCTTATCTGTAATTTCACTAAGATCGTATTTAACTATAGTAAGTTCAATTTTTAATCTATGTGATCCTGGAGAAGAGAAATTACTAGATCCTATTGCATTATCATATAGAGATTTATCTTCTTCAGGAGTAACAAGACTCTCATCTATCTTAAAACCAACCTTTGCTGATGGTTTATCATAATAATCATCAATTACTAATAACTGTGATTTGTTTTTTACAAAATATCCATTTACAAAATAAATTCCTGCCTCTACTTGAACAGCAGAAGCATACCCCATAGCAGTGCTCTCTAGGGACGCTGATACACCTGTGTCAGGATCAGTAATAGAAATACTAGTAGGAAGTACGCTTCCATCGGTTCCAACCACTAAGAGTGGTGTATTAACGCCATCTACGACCTCTAAGGTCTCACCTTGTCGGAATGTATCCTCATTACCTGCATCACCACTATTTGTATAGTTTACATAAACAACATCTGAAGATGTATCTGTAGCATCCTTACTAGAAACTACTGTAGCAATAACACCAGATGTTAAACCTTTTAATTTACTTCCCTTTAAAGCTTCAATATCATACTTCTTGTAAACCACTTGGCCATCTTGGTTTACAGGTATCTCGGATACAGAAGATAACTTAACATAAGATAATTTGGTATTAAGACCCACCTCACCAGGAATGACTAATTCACCCTGCTTAAAAGAATATTTTCCAAATTGCTCAATCTGATTCTGAAGAATAGACTGTAACTGGGTTAACTCTCTCGCTTGGATTGAATATCCAGGGCGAAAGAGCACCTTGTAGAAGTTCTTATCTTGTGCAAAATCATCGTAGTATGGAGCTACGTTAAGGTTCGTCTTCTGAGGCATCTCACGTTTGTTCTAACTTGGATTGATTAGAATTCAATTACTAGCTTAATGTCCTCAATTTGATCGGGAGCTCTAGTAATTAGTCTTCTGTTCTCTATGTATACGATATCTCCAGAGTTAGGTTCAATCTCAGGGGTTGATAGACCTCCAGTAAATGAAACATCCAATAGTGCAACTTGCTGTGATGTATCAACAGTGCCAGAAGCAGTTGATGTTCCTCCAACAACTGCATTAGCAGCGTTAGATTCAAATGCGAGTACTTTACCACCATCAGTATGAAGTTGAGGTGATTGGAAATATTTCAAAATACCATTAGTAGTATCCCAAGAAACAACAGTACCTTTTGCAGTACCACCTGTAACAGTCTGGGTAATCGTTTCATCAGCAACATAATCAGCAGTAGCACCATTTAATTTAACAGCACTTGTTCCACGTAATGTTGCATTTGTAGCAACATTTGTTGTGCCAAAATCAACTGGATCTTGAATAATACCAATCCTACGGAAATCGTTATCTACAGGGAAGTCTCCAGAACCTTCAGCATAAGTTAGACGAATATTCGTCATAACTCTCTTAGCAAATAGTTCTGCTTCAGCATTAGATCCGTGTCCACCCTCAGGTGAAATAATTAGCTCAAATCCACCTACAGCAGTAAATGCAGTACCATAAGCACTTGTAAGTCCAGCATCAGTAAATACAGTTGCTTGAGTTAGTATTACACTACCATAAGTATATCCAGAACCTGGAGCTTCAATACTTACGCTTGATACAGCACCACCAGCAGTAGTTTCAAATTTAACTACACCACCAGTACCATCACCAACAATTGCTGTATATAATGTCTCTGTAGCTGGCAATCCAGTTGTTCCTTGTGCATTGTCTAATACAATATGAACAGCACCATCAACTGCAAGTGCTTCAGCAGCTACCCTAGATGCTTCTCCAGAAGCAGCAATAGGCATAAAGTCTGTAGATAGGAATGCAAGTACATCACCTGTTGTAAGGGTGTACATATGCTTCCATACATAACCACCTGTTCCAGCAGGTTCGGTGTATATACCATTAGCAAATGTTCCTTGTCCACCACTAGGTGATGACTTTGGTTCATATGTTACAGTCTGTCCAGTTGGATTAGCAGCATTCTCACCATTGTATATACATTTGAATACTTGATACTCTTGATTCATTACATAGAATTTAGATCCAGGTAATGAAGTATCATTAAGAGCAGTCTGTACACCAACTGTACCTCCACCACCAGCAGTAGGTGCATAATTAGGACGGTACATGTCAAACTTTGGATTCAGCGATGTACTCCAGTTGTAACGAGGAACAACAAGACGAGCAAACGAAGAGGTGATTCTTTTGGCAGCGATTAACTCTTGATATACACTTTGTTTTTCTGACTGGTTATCAATTGGTGCAGGAGGAATTTCTTCCGTAGCATACCTATAAGATCCAGAGTAAGCAGTAGCACCTGAAGTTCCACCAGTAACACTAGTCTTAAATGTAGGTGTAGTAAGTGCGGTAGGACCAATGTTCTTCAACAATAAACTATTATCAAGAACACCTCCGTCAGCGACCACTCCAGTTCCACCTGAACCAAAAGTAACTGTCTCACCTACTTGGAAAGTTCCGCTTATATTGAAGAGTTCTAAGTGTGCATCCCATTTGTTTGAGCGTCCCACAAAGAAATACATGTGTGTCTTCTCAGCTTCACTGAGAGATTCTAGAAATTGCTTCGCATTGAAGATTCTAAATTTTTCTGAAATAATAGCTGCCATTGTTCGCTGTGCCTTGGTTTATAGTAAGCCGAATCAAGTTTATTTATAACTTATTTATAGTGCGTTTCTGATATGTGTTCCAATAAGATGCTCTTCAATAGGAGAATTGTTAGCACCACGGGTACAGCCTAAGAAACGATCACTCAATTTGCTTGTGTATGAAATTTGTTCTCTACCAATTAATATTGTTCCTGATGATGCAAAATTGGTAGTATTTGCATAAACAGTTTCATTGGTTGCAATGTATCCACCGCCACTTGCATTAGGCATATCAGCAGTGTCTAATATGGTTAAGTAGTTATTTATGGATGGATAACCAATATTGAATAGGTATGCATTGTCAGCAACCATAGTATTTGAATTATTATCAAATTCCTGTAGTTGTAAATCAAATCCTTCCCACTCTTGAATAGTATATGCGGAAACACTATATCCAGCATTAGATACAATATCACCAGTGCTCATAAATTTAGCACCTTCCCACTGTAAGAATCTTGGACCCAATGTTCCTTGATTATAAGAGAATTTATAATCAATTCTTCGTAGATCAACAAATCCAGCATTATACCACATAACTTTTTCTTGTTCACTTGGATGCATATTAATTTTAACTTCATGAGTTAATTCAATAATACTGGTTCCTTGGAATCCTAATTGAACTGTAGGATTGCTAACTGAAGCATAAGAAGCACCATGCCATATAAGTCTGGACTGTATTAAAGGTAATGGAGATAGATCAATCTTCTTCTGTAGAATAAGAGTAATCTTTTGCTTAGCTCCATCTGGTGTAGTGATCTTCATGTCAAGATCATGTTGAACTGGACCCACTTCAACCCTCTTCTCAAAAC